CTAAACGTTTATTAATTTTATCTTGTTTAACCATATCAAGGTATCTTTTTTTAGTTGCTTCTGCTAAGTAGCCTTTGTTTTCCATAGCATACTCACCTTCAATAACAATTTCTTCTTGACCTTGTTCATTAGTAATAGTTATTTTGTCAGTACTCAGTTTAACATTTTTAGTTATTTGATCCATGACCCCTTCAAAGTATTCTTTATTACCATACAAGGCTGCTAAATCTGGATCTTCACCAGAGTATACTCTAAGTGATTGTAAAATTTTTGCTTGTGCTAAATTAAAATCTGCTACTTCCATCTCATCTTTTTGTGATTGTAAATTAAATAAATCATCTAATAGTTTTTCTCCAGCTTGTGCATATTGAGTTCTAGCTAAAGCACTTGAACCTCCTTCTGAACTTAACATATCAGATTTAGCAGTCATGATTGCTTTATACATATCATTATACTCATCACGTTCAGTACCTTCTTGTGCATATCTTGCTGCTTGCATTGCTTTAAAAGGTTCTTTAGCTGATGTAGCTGCTGTTTGGAAAATGTTTCCTGTTGGTGATCTTGATATTAAATCTAAACCAAAGTTAATTAAGAAATCACTAGTAGATCTATCGGGAGCTGCTTCCGGTTGAGTAGCTCTATAGTCTTCAATGTCTTGTGCTGTGGGTATTACATCTTGTAAACCTGCGTAGCTTCCTGGTCCATCTACTAATCCTCTTTTAGGAGTTGTAACTTCGCCACCTCTTCTAAACATAGGTCTATTTAAAGTTCTTCTCATGATTACGGATTTTTTCTTGGATTAAATATACCCCCAAGTACAGAAGCTGTACCCAACGCTGTCTGCAACGGAGTTGGATTAGGTGTAACTTGTGATTGATATTGATTACCCATTCCAGAAATAAGACCCATGACTCCTGAACCATACTGACCCATTCTTTCGTAAGGTTCCATAGCTCTTAATCTATTTCCTTCTTGAGTCGCTGTAAGTCCTGCTTGAGTTTGTGCTTGTTGTAGCCCGCCCAATAGACCCAACTGATTTACGTCTGCAGTTTGTTGTTGCTGAACTTGTTGTCCTAAATTTCTTTGTTGACCAAAGGCTGTGTTAGCTTGAGTTTGAGCTTGCCCAAATCCTTGTTGTAACATACCGGCTTGTAGTAAAGCTCTGTTCATATCTGAATCTTGTTGGTACTCTGCTCTTTGTACTCCTTCTCTACCTCCTCCTAAATTACCAGACATCGCAGCTTGTTGTCCAATCCCAGCCATACCTTTAGCTGCTTGTTTATCAAATTGAGATAAAGATGCATCAATTACATCTTGTTGATAAGGTGACATAAAACTTTGATAACCTTGTGGTCCTGAATAAGCATTAGCTTGTGTCATGTAAGGTTCGTAAGATCCAATACCTGATGAAGTTAGATTGTATGCTTGTTGTTGCATTGCATCTTGACCTGCAACTTGTGGAGCATATAGGTCCGTGTTCAGTGGTACAGATGTTAAACCTGCTAATTGTGTTCCATAATCTTTACCTAAATCTTGTATGTATTGTGCTGGTAAATTTGTTACTGTTGATGTTGCCATAATTTAATCCTTAGTTAATCCCATTCGTTGATGTGCTCGGTGATATTTTGTTACATCACTTTTATAAGTTTTTTTACCTAGACTACCTTTTACAGGAGTAGTCTTACGTTCCTGATGAGTAAAACCTGTTCTGTCAGATACTTTTTTTTCTGTTGCTGGGTTACTACTTTTAAAATTTTTATCTGGTGTTTTTTGAATTCTTTTTAATGTATTTTTTAATTTAAAATCTGATCTTTTTTTAAGAACTTTTTTTCCCAATAGACCAAGTCCTTTTTTAGCTATTCCAACTACCATTATACTACCTCACTTAATCGTTCAGACACATCAAGCATTCCCATGCCTTCAGGTCTTCCCTGTTGTTCTAATTGTTTCATAATACCTTGTAATCTTTCAGCACCTTTGTCAACGTCTCCATCACCTGCACCTCTTACAGCGTCAGCTGTGAATACAAATTCATTAACACTTAGTCTTGCTGGTACGTCATCTTTTTTTTCGTACTCTCCAATAGGTACAAACCCACCGTCTTCTCTGTAATCTTTTTCCATACCATTCATGTCAAGCATCTCTTCGCCTTCTTCCATAACAGTACCCATCTCGCCTGAAGATCCACCTTCAGCAAAACCCATAGACATATCTGCACTCATATCTGCACTCATATTTGGAACTTGCATTCTTACTGCTTGTTCCATTTCTTCTCTACCCATTCCTTTAGCTTGCATACCTTCAACCATCATTCTAATTTGTTCCATCATATTCGGATCCATCATTTGTTTTCCGTAATCAGGTATACCTAATTGAGAGATACCACCGCCAGCTAAGTTAGCTGTTGCGATTGGTAATGTATCTGTACTTGCATAAGCTTCAGCCATTTGTGCTGGCGAATATTTTCTTGCAGAGACTTCTGGTAAAAATCTTAACCCTGCATTTTGTCCTTGTTGAACATCTAAAAGATTAGCCACTTTAGCTACGTTTTGTATTCCAATACCTGATCCGTAATCTATATTACCTGCTTCATCAGGGGGATTTAATTTGTCAGAAAACAAACCTGCTATTGCTCCCCCTAGTACAGGTAATGCTACACTAGGATCAAAAAATTTAGAACCAATACTATTTCTAGATCTTTCATATATTACTTCTCCCTTAGAATTTTTCATAGGCTCTCCGGTAGCAGGATCTATTTTAGGTTGTTCTTCTCCTTTAAGCATAGTGTCGAATTTACTTTCATAGCCTTCCCCATATAGTTCATCTTCTCTATCAACTCTAGCTTGAGATTCTGCCTCTTGTTCCGCTGCAGTTTTTCCAGTTAAACCTCTTTCAATAGGATCTTTAATATATTTTTGATAAAATGATCCCCATCCATAATTTTTTCTACCATCAACACCCATGATACCACCGTAGGCTGCAGGCATTCTACCTGGAAGTTGTTCCATCTGTGGTTGAGGCATTTGAGGTTGACCCATCTGTGGTTGCATCATACCTTGTTGCTGTTGCTGTTGCATCATAGCTTGTTGTTGCATTTGTTGCATAGCTTGAGCATGTTTTTGCATAATTCCAGCTTGTTCAGGACGCAAGTCTCCTTCATATCTAATTGAAGGTGCATTCGTAGTTATTTGTTTCTGAGGATTCATCATAATTTAACTTGAGTTTCTTATCTTATCCGTTTTTACTAAATAAATCAAGAGCTGGCATGATAACTTTTACATCCTGAGCCATGTCTTCATTCTTATATCCCTTGGCTTCCCACTCACTTCTCTCTTTAAAAGTCTCGCCAGTTGCTATGTTTCTATACGTTGTTATAGTTTCTGCCTGTAATACAGGTATTACTTTATTTTCCATGTTTAATCCAATACTGTTTTTTTAATGTTTAAGTAACTAATACCTACATCTGTGGCACCAGTAGTACTAGCTATAACCGTAAGAGTCGTACCACCCTCTACAATTAATGGTTGGGTCAAAAGCTCTAGACTTACGTTAGCCGTAAGAACTATTGTTTTAATTACAGTTACACCATTATTTTTTACTGTAATTGTAGGAGTTCCTACAGACATTACTCTTAAAGATTTAAGAATATAAGTCTCACTTACTAAAGGGTTTCCTGTACCAAACATATTGGCACCGACTCCACTTAGATCTTGTGCGGCTACTCCATAAAATTCGTATTGATTTACTACTGCCATTAATTTAAAAAGAAACTTCTAGCTTCTATCTCCTGTTTAAGTTCCTGTTGAAACGTTGTATTTAATTTCTCAATCACAGCATCCAAATCTCTAACTTGATTGGCTGCTACATTTTCATCATATTCTCTTGCAGGTCTTGTTAAAGATTGTACAATTTTAGCCATGTAATATTTCTCCTAGTTTATTTTTTTTCATATTAACATTTGTAATTCCACCTTGAGCAAGTCCCAATCTAGATTTTAAAATATTTAATCTTTCTCTACCTTCTGTTTGTAATAATCCCTGTTCCATTTGTTTAAGAAGCATAGCATATTCTTTTAATAATGCTGAGGATCCTTCTCCATCTGCAGAAATATTTGTATCTGTTTTAAATACATCAGCAAAAGATTCTCCCATTCCTTTTAAATTTGCTATTCCTTTTTCGGATTCGTTAGCTACATTTGATCTTGTGTATCTTGGACTAAACGTCATAGACTGTTGATCTTGTCGACTTGCATTTGGTAAACTACCAATTACATTTTCTGTTGGAGTAGTTTTTTTTATTTTCATATCTTCTGTTATTTTCATAATACCTTCTGGTGCGCCTACTATAGAAAATTGATTATCACCCCCTTGATTATTATCACCCCCAATCCTATCATTAGGGTTTATAGAGGATGTTGTATTCGTGAAACCCCCAAAGCTACCATCTTTAAAATTATCTTTCAAACTAGCTATTACATCTTTATCAGTAATACCTAAATTCTTAGCTAATGTACTTACTGTTGAAACTTTATCCAAAGCGTTTACTGCGAGACCAATTTTAGCTATTGTGGTACCCGGATTTAAATAAGCCAAAATTCCTAAAGCTTGTTTCGTGTAATCCCAAAAACCTTTTTTTTCAGCTACCTTAGGTGCAAAAGAAGTTATTAATTCGTCTATTGTAGTTTTGTCTGGATCTATAGTTGTTGGTCCAGTTGTATCTTGTCTTTGTGCTGTAGGTACATCTACTTCTGGATCTGGATCTCCTAAATGTGACATGTCAACTGTTGGAGAAGGACCTGTCATTTCTGCCATATTTGGTCTATCAGCACCTCCACCATTATTATTATTATTTCCACCATTTTGAGAATTTGAACCATCTGAAGGATTGTTACCACCTTCACCACCAGTATCTCCTGGTCCATCTGCTGCTCCACCACTTCCAGAACTACTACCTCCACCCATATCTCCTGTGCCTCCAGCTTGACCACCACCACCACGATAACCTGGACGTTTACCGTTGGGTCTATTTTTAACTAGCTGACCATATTCATATTTAATTCTTTTATCTATCACTATCTTCTTCCTCCTGAGTGTACATCTAATCTAAATGTACCTAGTTTCCAGTTACTACTTATAGCAGTATTAGATATAGTTAAAGCAATTTGTCTAGCTCTTGCTCTAGTATCAATAAAATTAGTAGTAGTTGTTGAAGTATAGGTTTGTGTAGTAGCCGCATCATTAGGGTAATCTCTAAGATCTAATTTAATAATAACGTCTTCACTTTGAGAAACAAAATCTGGAATAATTCTACTAATCCTCATTATAAATTCTCCATCTCCTCTAAATGAAATACCTTCTCTTTGATCTTGTGTAATATCATAATCGCCTGAAGTAATACTAGCAGGTATTGCAACTGTAGCACTGGCACTTATTTGATCAAATCCAGTTTCGTGTTCAAAATAAATTGAACTTCCTTCTGTATTACCTATAACATCAAACGAAACGTCGTCTCCGGCGTTGTATTGAGTAGCATGAGGTAAACCAAATACTGATGAATCTTCCCATGTAGTTCTAGTAAATAAAGAACTAGCATTAGTAGACCATATAGAAGTCTCTTGAGTTGAGTCTAAATAGTTATATACGACACATCTATTATTTACATTTGATGTAGACGTTGGATAGAACCAGGTAATCTCACCAAACAAATTATTAATCCCTGCATAAACTAATTGGTTAGAGGTTGTATTTAGATCCTCATAAACATAATCTTCTACTAAACATTGCATAGACTGCAGTTGTCCAGTGTATCTAAAGAAACCATTATCAGACATCCAGTAAGCCGTACCATCAACTTCAACAGCTGCATTCATTCCTAACAATCCACAGTTAGTTCCAACTTGCTCGAAGGCAAATGTAAATGGTGTCCCTACAAATCTCATAGTAAACATAGCTGAGTTTGTCCAAACATAAAGAGCATTTCTTCCAAGTTTAGCACCGATGATCCGTGATCCGTCAGCCAATCTTTGTGAACCCGCACTGTTGATTGCTGTTGGAGTGTAATCATTTATATTCTCTTGAGAAGAGAATCTTATAAACATATCGTCTTGTGATGCTTTATCTCCAATTGTAGTTTCTGTTCCAAAGAACACTAAGTGTCTATCCGGTGTTGATACTAACATGTCCCTTGACGCTGTTGGTGCACCACTAATAATTGTTGCCCTATTGTCTGTTGCATTAACTGCATTTGAATCCCATTCAAAACATTCTCCATTATGAATTAAGGCTATGGCAGTTCCGCCTAAATTGTCCAAGGACCATAGTCCAGGGTCTATGACTGAATCGGTGTTAGCTGCTGGAGATCCCCAACCTGTGTAAGATGAACTGTTTGTAACTGTCGCACCATTTGAATGAGAAGCAGTTGTTGTTCCCCTGACACCTCTAGTAATCCCTGTAAGTATTAAACCTAAAACTCCAGTATAAGATATTTCTTCAGTACCAATTTGAATATAGTTTGTTCCTGTAGTGGGAAGACCGGCAACACTATTTAAAGTAATTTGTGTAGCGGATCCATTGTTTCCATTTGTGTCTGCTGCAAGTGATCCATTTAATGTAGTTGTTATAGCTCCTAAAATAATTCCACCAAATTGAGATATACCCCAACCATAAGCTCCCAATTGTTCTGCTGGTCCTACGTGGTAGTATTGAAAATATTTTACTCCTCCCGAAGCAGTACCCCCGGCTCCTGTCTCAACACTAGCCATCGTGATAGTGATGGTTGTAGTGGTAGGTATGGAAGTAACCATATATTTTTTACCATCAAAATCTGCAGCGTCATAATTAGAATTTGTAATAGTAGAAAAATCACTAAATAAAATAATGTCTCCTGCTACAAAAGTGTGGGCACTACCAAAAGTTATTGTAACTGTTGGTGAACCATTAGTTGTTGTAAAACAACTTGATAATGTTGTGCCTGTTGGATTAACTAAAGGGTGAATATCATAAAAGATACCTCCCGTATAAGCATATAAAATTCTGTTAGTGCCAATGATTGAATAATTAATAGAAGCATTACTAACCATATGATGTTGTGCTCTTGCAGCACCTGTTAGTTTGCTTATCCCTAATTGAGACCAGCCACCTATCTTCTCTGGTGTACCATATCTAAAACGTACGTTCTCCCCGCCCGTCCATCTATTTTCAGCGCCGGTAGAAGTAACTTGTTTGTTGAACCCTGGTACGAAACCTATTTTTTGTAACATATAATTCCATTATACTATTTTATTCCTGATGGTAGACCTAGCATTTGTCTTCCATCAAATTTATTTTTCTCAGCAAATGGGCCATTTACATGATTATAATGTAGAAATACTTGACCGCATATGTTCCCGTCAAAAGGCTCTCGCCAATGTTCAAGTTCACAGCCACTATATACTAACATATCTCCTACTTCAAGCAAGACTTTTGTGCCTGCAGGAGCGTTAGGTTTAACTAAATTTTGTCTTTCATTGACTACATTATTAGCTCCTGTTCCGTCAATAAATATTGGCCATGGCTCACCACCCAAGTTTATCGTCGTAGATATCTCACAGCTTGGTCTATCTTTGTGTCTATGAAGCGTGTCTCCGTTCTTGTATAATCTTGCGTATGAATAAGTGGGGACTAATTGTAGTCCCGTCTCCTGTGCCATGACAGGTAATACTTTAACCAACAAAGTCTCCATTACAGGATCTGCATAACATGAATAAGTATTGGGTATTTGTTGATCGGTCCATGTACCCAACATCCCATTGTTGTGAACAATATTGTTTTCGTACATATACTTAACTGCATCTCTTTTAAGATGAAAATAATTAAATATGAAATTAGCTAACTCGTAGTTGATAGCACCTTTGATTACTTGGTATTTATTAAAGGTCATGTGATCATACACTTTTGCATAAAATTAAAAGATACTGATATCCTTATATCATTAGATTCATTAGGGTCAACACAGTGGTTTAACCAAGCAGGAAACATAATCAAACGTCCAGCTTTTGGTTCATAGTGTGTCTCTCTCCATAATCTATCAGGCAACTTTCCTGGTTTCTGTCTTGGTCTAGACATAGCTGCAACAGATCTTGGGTCTTCTATTTTTAATTGTCCAGAATTCTGTGGTGCTTTTATATAATAAACTCCTGACCATAAAGAATTAGGATGCATGTGTGCTCTATTCATTGATCCTGGTGGGTTTATATTGGCCCACATATTACCTAAGAAAGGCTCGCTATCTAAATGTTCTTGATCATAAACAGTTCGTTGTGCTTCATATAACAAATCAACTAATCTTTTGTATTCTGGTCTCAGGTTCATATCAGTTTCCGAATGCCAACCTTTAACATTTGTACGTGTCACACCTTTGTCATTATTAGACCAAGCTATAATGTCTCGTTCTAATTGTTGATTCAAAGCATCGTCATTTAAATCTGCAATATAAATAGCAGTTGGAAAGTGTAAGTCTCTATACATTATTTAAAAGGTGTCCCTCCAAACCACATAACAAGTGAATTTCTTTTACCCCTTATAACAGGGGTTACTCTATGTCTTATAAAGGATGCAAAAAATACTGCATGACCTTGTTTAAGTTTTGCAATTTTACCCTCACTCATTAATTCTAAATCTCCACCTTCAAACTCTGATTCAGGAGAAAGTAAACAAGTCATAGATATTTTTCGCACCGGAGGTTCGTGGGCCATGTTCACATCATTATCAACATGCCAATCATAGAATCCTCCTTCAGGGTACTCGGTGTATTGTGCAGGCTCCGTTAAAGTCATTCCATCAAAACCAAAATGATTACCATTAGTTGTCTTCATGATACGTTCAATGTCTTTATACATATCAGCCATTTTTTTAAAGGGTATCCAACTAATATGTGAGGTTCTAGTTTTAGTATCTACAACTCCACCTTTAATTCCTTTGTCCCCTGCTCCAACTGAAGCTTCTTGTTTAGGCTCACTTCTTCCTGCTTCAATAATCATTTTACATTGTTCGGGTGTAAAGATTGGTGTAGTCGTCTCTACTATAAAAGATCTCCATCGTGGCTCTGTTATCATACTGCTCCTCTGTTTTTGATTGGGTCAAACTGTACATCACAGTTTGCAGCTAGTGTTCGTCTTGTCTCATTTGTTCCATTGAATGGATACACACAGTGTCTCATATCATATGGAAATACATAAAAATCTCTAAGGTCCATTGGGGGTTGATAATCTATTTTTGCAAATTGACCATTACTGGCTCCTAATATTTGAAGTCTACCGTTCTGAGGTATAGCTTCATTAGAGTATTCTTTACCAAAAGTTGATGGCATTTTTAAAATCATGACACTTGATAGTCCTGTAAACAACATTCCTCTATGAATGTGTGCTGGATTGTATTCATGTGCTTTCATTTCATTGACCCATACAGAATTTAAATGAGTATCATAATCTTTAATCTTATTAAAAGCTAGATAGTGTTTAAACACAGTCATAAAATAATCAGTTACGTTTGTTGGTAACAGGTTATGATTTTTCATCTTAGATTGATCCTGACCATTATAAAACAAACTATGTTCATTCTCTATCTTACCAACTAACTGTTTATTAGCGGGTGCAAGATTATGAAAGTTCTGTTCATAGATTTGATTAATCGCACTAAAAATATCTAAAGGTACTTGATATTTTAGAATTGATTGACCTAAAAATACAAAATCAAAATTAAGATTTGGTGTTCCCATCTTGAGTAATTTGTTCTTTCTTTTCTGTATTGTTTTCTAACTCACCCGATTTTCTAATTCTTTGTAGTGATTGTAGTTGTCCTAGAACATTAAACTTATCAGTATCTGAAGAACTCTCTGATAATTGTTTTGCTTTTTCAGCATACTGCATACCATAAGATTCTAGTTGATGTTGATTAACATCTTTGTCATTAAAAGATCCATCATTAAATTCTTTCTTTAATCCGGACCACATTTTAATTTCTCTCATTCTATGCTTAGCAGTTTTTTCCATAGAAGCTTTACCAAATCTAGCTTCATCTAAATCTATTTGATATTTAGTTAATTTGTATTCATCTTTTTCAGATTCTATTTTAGTTTCTAACCATTTAATCTTTGCTTCATTTCTTCTGTAATCAAAAGATAAAGTCATTAGGTTATCTAAGTATGATGATTGTTCTCTAACACACTGCCAATATTTTGCAGCTTTAGTTGGGTATCTATTGTCTTGTAATACTGAAAACCTTGCTTCAGTTTCTGTTCGAAACATTTGTTTCTTGGTCCAAGTGTCACGAAGCTCGTCTACCATACCTTTAAAATCGGTAAGATCAGTAGGCTCCAATAAATTATTTAAATGAGTTTCTTCTTTTTGTATAATATCTTTAACGTCTTTTTTCATTTCTTTATCCTTTATGTTTAAGAGATATATAACCTGTTTAAAAAATATTACAACCCTTAACTAGTTTCAATAATATCAGTAAGTTTACCGTCACCGTACCAAGCTTCGGTTGCTGTTAATGAAGGAGGACCTTCACCAAAAAATACTAAACCTGCAGTTTGACTACACCCACTGTCAGCAAGCCTTGTTCTTGCAGTGTTCATTGTTTGAACATTTATCCAATTTGAACCATTCCAAGACTCTACCATTCCACTGTTAGGAGGGTCTCCTCCAGCTAATATAGCAGCTGTTGATGTTCCAAATCCTGATCCAAACGATCTTCCTGTATTCAAATCATTTACTTCTGTCCAACTTGTTCCATTCCAAGATTCTGTGTTTGCTACATTTGCTGTTCCATCATAACCTCCAAAACCTAATGCAGAAGACTGATCTCCTGCTCCTGTTATTTTTAATCTTGCTGTGTTTAAATCTCCAACTTCAGTCCAAGCACTTCCATTCCAAGATTCAGTTGCTGCAGTTTGACCCCCAGCTGGAGGATTTTCACCAGCAAACGCTAAAGCTGCTGTTTGTGTTCCTACTCCACCCATAAATTCTCTAGGTAGGTTTAAATCTGCTACTTCTGTCCAAACAGCGCCGTTCCAAGATTCTGTATAACCAGTTGAATCATCACCACCAAAAGCTAATGCAGCAGTTTGTGTTCCAGCTCCACTTAAATTATTTCTAGCTGTGTTTAAATCATTTACTTCTGCCCAAGCTGTTCCATTGTAAGATTCTGTTAATGCTGTAGCACTTGGGGCTGCTCCACCAAAAGATAACATCGCACTCTGAGTTCCTGCTCCTGCATTTGCTATTTTAGCTGTATTTCCATTTGCTTCAGTAACCCAGGCACCTACAGCAATGTTTGCGTTCCATTCTTCTGTTGCTGTAGAATTAGGTGGTACAAATCCTCCAAAAGCTAAAGCTGTTGTTGCAGTACCAGCTCCTCCTAAAGAATATCTAGCAGTGTTTAAATCATTTGTTTCAATCCAGTTTGATCCATTCCAACTTTCAGTATTAGCTACTACTGGAGGAGCTTGTCCACCAAATGCTAAAGCTGAAGAAGTTGTTCCTGATGCTGCTGCATTAGCTCTACCTGTATTTAAATCATTTACTTCAAACCAACTTGTTCCATTCCAAATTTCTGTTTGTGCTGAAGCAGATGGCCCACCTATAGCTAAAGCTGATGTATTACTTCCTGTCCCTGCCATAACATTTTTTGCTGTATTTAAGTCATTTACTTCTGTCCAACTAGAGCCATTCCAATTTTCGGTATTTGTTACTTGTGCAGATCCTGGAGTTTCTCCACCAAAAGCTAATGAAGCAGTATTGTCATCTCCAGCTTGTGATAATTGTCTTCTAGCAGTATTTAAGTCATTAACTTCTGTCCAACTAGTTCCATTCCAAGACTCTGTTACAGCTGTAACAGGTTGTCCTCCAAAGGCTAACGCCGATGTTTGAGTTCCATCTCCTCCAAGAGAACTTCGTGCAGTATTTAAATCGGCTACTTCAGTCCAACTTGATCCATTATAAGATTCAGTCAATGCTACTACATCAATATCAAATCCACCAAAAGCTAATCCCGCTGTTTGTGTTCCAGCTCCTTTTAAATTATGTCTAGCAGTATTTAAATTACCACCCGTAGACCATGCGTTACCTATAACTTGCTTATAGCCTTTTAATTGTTGAGTTGTAGTATTGTACCAAACTTCTCCAACAACTGGGTTAGAGGGATCTGATGCTACGACCGTAATATCTGTTCCGTGTATCTCTTTGTATGTTGCCATATTAATCTACCGTCTCCGTTATAATT